AATTGAGTTCTATGTTTGCTGTTCCGTCAGAACCATCTCCACTTAGGACCAAGTTCTTTGAACCAGTGTGGCCAAACACGTTGAGAGTGCTTGTGTTTTCTCCTGTATATCCTGTGGTCAATATCTTGAGGGATGAAGCTGGTTGGACTTCCCTCCATTCGGAACCAGTGAACACCAAAAGATTTTCTGTCTCTTTGTTGTATACTATGGTTCCGATGCTTGAGTAGTCACTTCCTGGTGTGGTTGATGTCAGTCCTTGTGAACTCCAAGCAGCAATCCAATACTCAACTTCTGGACTAGGTTTTTTAAATTCAATGATGTCATTTGCTGTCAAAGCGCCTTGAAGAGGCTCCACGATAATTGGTACTCCATCCGAAGTAACCCCCGAGTAGATGAACCTTGTTCCTGGGAGCCAACCGCCATCTGGAGCGGTTGTTCCAGCGGTCAACACACCTTCAACTTCAAACCTAGTTTCCAGTGAGTCTGTTATGTAGAAATAGCCAGTTCTATCGTAAGAAGCTTTCGCCGAATCTCTTACTCTTAGTGTATCTGGTATGAATCTTGGCATCGGGTTTTTGTCCTTCTTTCTTTATGCGTTCTGAACTGAAAACACATGTAATTGGCCAGGCTGATAACTTTGATATACCAAAAATTCTTCAGAAAAACCATTTGAGTTCGTGATGTCGTGTGTGAATTTCAACCAAACCACTTCGCTGTCATCCGAACCCACGAAAAGGGATTCACCCAACCTTGAGGGATACGCAAAATAGCCAAAATTTTGTGTGTCGCGACAATCAATCTGAATAGGTACGTTTTTATTGTTGCTCAACACACCAGTGAAATTCTGAAAAACAGACGAATCAAACGGAGAACTGAAAAAACTTCCACTCGTCTGCCCTATGTAGTATTTATTCAAAAACCTTATTTCGTAATTTGATGTCCTGTTGACACTTTGCCCCCCTTCATAACTACCAGTGACGTTCAAAGTGAACTGATAAGTGGTGTTGGAGGAACTTTGAACAAGTGAATTGGGGTATTTTATGTCATAAGTGCATGTGTCTGTGATGAATGGAGATACCAATTCACAGACTGACGGAGTAGCAGAACCCACGTTTGATGAATTGAATGTTATTTTTCCTTCTTCTACGGTGCCATTGTATGCCATAGTGAATAACCCCTCTTTTCCACTCTGATAGTCTGTTCCTGTTGGTCCCATCAAAACATTCAGAGGGGACGAATTTCCGTTGAAGCTAAAACTTGATATGGTGAAGGTGAAGTCTGTTGGTTTGAATATCTCGTAGTTTTTTATGAAATCTTGAGTTATGCTACCATCTTCTAGGACCACTAGGAATTTTCTAGCGTTTCCGTTATCGGTTCCAAGTGTGTTGTATGAATTCCTGTTTATGTAATCGTAGGATGCTCCACTTATTCCAGGTCCGGTTGGTCCTTGGTCACCAACATTTCCTTGGTCGCCCTTGTCACCTTGGTCTCCCTTGTCGCCTTGTGGTCCTTGGAATCCTTGGGTTCCAGTTGGTCCAGTTGGTCCTTGGTCTCCTTTTGGACCGACCGAACCACCACCCAAACTTAGTTCTGCCCAATTTTCATCTCCCGTTCCATCGAAGAGATAGTAATACTTCCCGTCACCAGTGACGTGAACTATCATTCCTTGTTCTCTTCTTTCTTGTGGGATTTCGTATAGGTCTGCGGTAAGACCAACAGTCCTCAATCCACCGAGTCCATATTTGGGAAGTGTTACGGCATAGGTGTCCGATTCTTTAGTCGGCGCTAGAAATCCAGCTATGCTTATTCCACCAGTTACAGGCATGATAGTTCCATTTCAATCAATCAATGAATAGTATTTATTTGCTCATTCTTTCGTTCTTATGACTAAACTTCCACCTAAAGCATTGACACTCTTATAAACATCGAATGTTATATTCAAACCATAGGAGCTTATGGTGACATCATCAACTTTCAACATGGGTAGAGGAGATGGTGCGTCTGGGTCGGTTATGTTACTGAAAGACCCCACTTGTGGGTTGTATTGTGGTGGACTGGGGGAAACCGGAGAACCATCTATTTCCTTAGTGACCAACCAATAAAAATATTCCTGTGTTCCAGTTGGAGTTTCGGGAACATTGATTACAACTCCGGATTTCAATTGTGCCATTGAATATGATATTATTGGGTTGCTTCCAGAAGACAACCTTAGACTCTGCAAATCTGCTAAACTAGTGAGAGAAGAGCCGGAAGTTTTACCTCCATAAACGGGGTATCTCCAGCTCAAAGAAGAATCTCTAGTTACGCTTTCTCCACTATTTCCCGTCACTGCGACGGTGAAAACAACCGAACCTTCGCTTGTTCTTGAATATTCTTCGTGGTTTATGGAAACACTGGTGTCACTTGGGTTCAGTCCTAAAGACTCGGGAAATACGTTGGAGCCTTGGAAAATTCTCAGAGAACCGTCAAGAGCGTTTTCGTTATCATTGAGTGTCCATGATGCCAAATATATGTTTGGTGTTGTGGTAGCCCCAACGTGATATATTTTTGGTGTTATTCCTATGTCAAAGGCAGTGAATTCTAAGAAAATCGGATAGAGCAATTTCTCTAGAATAGAAGTCGCAGAAGTTCCCAGTGCAAAAGTTGTTCCTGCGGGTATTCCTTCTAAGTTTGTTGCTTTTGTGGGGAAAGTGATTCCCCAAGGTTCTCCTATTCCTCCCCCACCACCACTACCTGTGGATCCTGTGGGTATCCACACTAGATTTTCTGAACCCTCGAACTCGGGAAGATATGTGTATTCTATTTCTTCGGTGGTATTGTACCACTTGTCTCCAAGCAGTATGACCGAGTTCTGCTCGTAGGGTCTTGATGATGGTTCTTCTGCTCCGTAAAAATATTGATTCCCAACATCCTCGTCGTCTGGTGGTATTTCGTAAGTTTCTGTGATTTCTTCTGCGATTGGTTCTGGTATGTCCACCTTGTCTCGAACCAATTCGACCACTTCGTAGGAAGAGGTTGTTGTTGCTCTTATGGGCGTGAATATTTGGGGAGTTGCGGGAATGAATATTTTTTTGACTATTTTCATGATTTATCTCAGAAACAATCAGCACTTTGCTTTCGGTGTGTATGGACCATTCTTTCCAATTCGAATCGAGTTCAAGTCCTTTGGAAGTTGCAGTTGTGGGACTTGTGGAATTTGGGGTATTGAGTCCTTTATCTTTCTCGTAAGTTCGTTTTGTGTGTTTGCTATCTTTTGCCTTGCAGTTTTTTCTATGTTCTTCAATGTATCTAGTTTTTCTGTTATACCATACTTTTCTGCAACCGAAACCAATTGATTCATCCCGGCAGTTCTCAGTTCATCCAAGAACGAACACAATTCTCCTTGCGGTATGTTTGCGGTGGTTATGCTGTCTATTGTGTCGAAAACTTCTTCTGAGCCTATGTTTGCTTTGGACATGGTGTTCATCAGGTCTGTTACTTGCTGCGGGTTCAATCCTTTCGTCACCAACTTGTCCACCAACCCATTGATATTTTGCTGTGGTATTTGAAGTGAAACCGAATTGTTCACCAAATCTGTGATTTGATTTGGTTGGAATCCGTTCTTCACAAAATCCGTGGTCATGTTCATCACTTGAGCTTGACCTATTCCTTGGGAAGCGAAAGTTTCTATGGATTTTCCTATTTTTTGCGTGGGTATTTGGAATGAGCCCAGTGCGTTTTTTATCTGAGAAATTTCTTCTTTCGGTATGGGTATGGCGGCTAGTGATTTAGGAGCTAAGGAAGCAATGTTGTCCGATTCCGAAAGGTCTTTTGCTTTGACCCAACCTCTGTTGCTGGTTTGGACTTCCCTGTTCTCTTCCATTTCCACTTCACTACCATCGTCCAACTCCAATTTGACTTTATTCACATCCGATGTGTTCACTGTCGGTGCTGGTTTGGAGGTGTTCGGAGAAAGTCCCAAGGAGAATCCAACTCCACTCGGAGAAAATCCGACGCCTGGATTCAAACTGACTTTAGGGCCCAATAGGGTCATCAAACCGCCACTTATCACAGTATAGGAACCCCCGACGAAATGTGTGAAGTTGCCTCCCGTTTGCATGGAGGTGTTTCCGCCCGTTTCTATTTTGGTGTTCCCTGCTACTTTTGCTGAGAGGTTTTTCCCGACGTAAAGTCGAGCGTCACCACCAACTTGTATGTCTATGTTTTTACCACTCGCTATCTTCACATCGTTTCCCACATTTATGGTCATGTTCCCATAAACAGAAATATGGTTGTTTTTCCTTATGATAACATAGTCGTTACCTATTATCTTTTCAACCACGGAACCATCTGGGTGTATTTCCTCGAAAGTACCTGAACGATGATATCGGTGGAGTCTTTCTGCTCCGGGTGTGTCGTCCACTTCGAAGATGTGTCCGGATTCAGATTCCAGAACGTGATTCTTTGGGTAGATGGCTTTATATGGTGTAGAAGGCTCGGACCATCCTCCACCCAAAGCTGTCGGGTTGTCTGTGTCTAGGTCTTTTCTTTTTTTCTCGACTATCGTGTTGGCTATGTCTTCATTTCTTGCCAACTTGTTGGTGTCTGGTTGATTGAGATAGTTTTTTCTCGGAAATTTGCCAGATGGGTCATTGAATCCCAAAGAACTGTCTTTTGGTGCTATGAAATCTTCTTTTTCGGGTGGTTTGTTTATTCCCCCATATGTGCCTAGTATGACGGGTTCTTGGCAATCACTCCCGTCTTGGAAAAATCCAACCACCCAAGTTCCTGGTAATATCCCAGTGGGAGAGTAGCCAACTCCACTTGAGCTGGCACTATTGTAAGGCATGAGTGGTTTTGCCCAAGGAAGTTCGTTTGTGGGAATTTCTTCCTTGTTTTCGGAATGCAGGCCGAAAATTCTGACACGACATCTGCCCATTTTCAGGGGGTCATCGACATCTTCGACAAAACCGTGCCAAAATATATTATAGTTTTCGTCTTTCATCAGTCACTTTCAGCCTATACTTACCAAATCGGAAACTGGATTGTATTGAGAATCCTTCATGACCTCTAACCCCATGTAATACCCATCATTTCTGACTATGTGATGTCCTATGGAAGAAATCATGTATCTTCCAGATAGATATTTATCTAATACATCCGTATCATCTTTCGCTCCCAAAAATTCAGGAGATAGTATTTCAACATTGATGACATCCCCCACTCTTCTTCTAGAATCTCCAGGAACATCCAATCTCAAGACTTTAGTGTTGTTTCTCAATAGATGTGACAATCTTTTTTGATAGTTGAAAGGTGAATATTGTTCTTTCACTCCGTCGAAGGAATATTCCGATTTTGTCTTATAGATGTATTTGGTGGAGGGGTCTATTTTATTGATGTATGTGTAAGGGGCTATGAGATTTTTTTCTAGAGTAGGTATTTCCGAATCTGCCAAATCTTTCAGATATGAGAATTCATTCAGTTCTATGCTTTTGAAGGTCGTGTCATGCACCAGCATTCTTGAGGCGAAAACTCCTTCCATCTCCAACTGACTTTTCTTGTCAACATCTGATATGTCAACAAAGGTCATTATTTTTGTCATCTCTGCGTCCACATCTTTGGACAATCCTTGAGTGACCTTTTCCTCGACATACTTGTATGTCGTTACGGACAGTTGTGACTTGAAAAAGGACAGTGGAGCAAAAAAGAATCCTTCCATAGACTCGAAGAACATGTAGTCGCAATTTCCGTTTTTTTCTGCTTTTTTGGCGAGCCAATTGAGAGTCTGTATGGGAGTCCAATTTGGTATGACCAAGGAAATCTTTGGACCCGTGTCGGGTATGCTAGTAATAACGTATTCCAATAGGTCGTTTTTGTTGCTGAGATAGTTTATGAAAATACTTAAAGCTATTTGAGACATGGACTTGTTGGAGTAACTTCTTGATACTTTTTGACTGTAACTGAGGAAAAACGGCAAAGTCGAAAAGTTCATTTTTATGAATGATTCTTTTTTTCCGGGCACCCTTTGATTCAAGGAAATTTCATGAATGTAAAACGACTTTGATATTTCTGGGGCCGAGGGAGTGTTGAAAATTACGTTTATTTTCTCTTTTCCATTTATGGAGACGTTTCCGAGTAGGTTGTTTTTGTCGTGTATCGTCAGAGACCCCGTTAGGGTATTTGAGAACATACTCTCATATATCTCCAAAGAGACGAAGAATGTGGATACGTCAATGCTGACTCCCGATTGTGTTATTATTTCTAACTTGGCTAGATTTATCTCGGAAGCGTTAGATATTTTGTTTTTCAGTATGTCATTTGACATTTTTTATGTACTCTGTGAAAAAATGGTCTTCATTGCAGTAACCACGGAACGAACGGTTTCTGGTCTGGGGACCAATATAGTCCTCTTCGATTCATTTATAGAAAGTTCATAATCTTGGTTGGTGACGTAAAAACTGGGATTCATGTATTCTTCGTCTTTACCTTTGACAGCATAAACATCGGCAAAAGAATTGGACAGAACATCCAAGAAATATTGCGTGTTGTTTAAGTTTTGGTCGTAGAAATTCGAATATGGGTCTTCAAACCCAACAACGGAATCTTCGAATTTTTTTCTGGGGTCTATCTCTTGTCCGTTGTAACTGAAATGATGTACCGAGTACCTTCTTTCGTTTAGCATTCTGGTTATGGGGATTTTTATACAAACATTCACCGCAGAATTCGAGGACTGATATATCAAGTAACTAGTTTTTGGGTTGAAGTTTGTGGGATTCCAATCCTTTCTCTCCAGTTCCAATTCGTAAAAATTTTCATTCACTGTTTTTATCGTCGTTGTGTGGACTTTTCCTCTTATGAGAACCTTTACTTGTGAACCCGTGGAAAACCCAAACAAGACGTTTTCGTTTATGTCCTCTTCAAAAAACCCTGAGTTTATATCAGAGAGTGTGACACTTTCCAAAGGTTTGTAAATCACATTGTATCTTTTGCTATACAAGACTTCGGAACTTTTGTTTTTCCATATGTCTGGAACGAAAAAACTTGAACCTGAATATTTTTCTGATATATGCCTGTTCAATTCTTCACTTGTCATGGGCCAAGAATAATATGGGTTCAGTATGTCGTTTATCAGATACAACACCCAGTGGTAGGTTGGGGTGTCGTACAGTCTATCAGACAAAGTGTCTGGTCTCTCCCCATCTCCGATGGTGTAATCGTCAAAATTTGTCTTGAATGTCTTCACATATTCTAAAAACTTGACTCTTTTGGTTATGTCACGAACAGACTTACTCAGTCTCTCTTGCTCTTTGTTGTAATAACTGTAATCTGTAGTTGGGAATATTGAAAAATACATCTTAGAATCCTTGTTGAATTCTCTCTCTTGTGAGGAGTTCCAGTTCGTCGAAAGACACCTTGAGTTTTAGGCTGTTGGCAGGAGAAAATTGAACTCTTCTTGAGTTTCTAGAGTCTGCGTTTGCTCCAGTGGTGGGGTTGTTTGGAGCTCCTGGTGGGATGTCGTTGAATGGTGGATCGTTTATTTCGAACTGTCTGAAAAAGTCTAAACCTTCGCTGGACCCATATTCGACGTTGACTTCTTTGCAAGCACACAACCCCATTTTGTACAGATAGTCATTTGCTCTTGTCCCCGTGAAAAAACCTATCTTGAACTGGCCGGGATAATCCAAGTACAATCCTCCTCCACTCATCTTTGGGTGGGAGTATTTTTTGAATGCGTATATTATGGCGTATATCAAAATTGCGTCTTCTTCACTCTTTGGGACAAATTCCCACTCGAATTCAAAAGTTCTCCTCTTCACCGCCTTGAAGGTTTGTTCTTTGAATGTGTTTGGGGCTTGTCTGTTACTTGCTTCGGTAAACTTTGTTACGTTGAGCTCATTCACACCAATAACTTTTCCAAGAGAATCTGTTATGTCTGAAGGTAGAGTTCCTATTTTTCGAACCACTTCTTTCATTTCCTCTGTAGCTCTTCCACCAGCTTGTATGGTTTCCATTGCTTTGAGAGCCGACAAGGCAGTGACAGCGCCAGTGAAATCGGTTTCGTCGTACTCGATCCCGTAGTTGGTGACCAGTGTTTTTGGCATCGGTAAAGCTATGGAAAGTCCCACTCGTTCGGTTTTATTGGCAAATCCCAATCTTGTCGAAGAGAACGAATTCAACCCTTTTCCTTGTAGAGCATCACTTACATTTGCTCCATTTGCTGATTGTAGTGCGGAAGCAAAATTAGACAAGTTGTTTTGAAACGCCACCCCCGCTAAACCACCAGCTATAGCTCCAGCTGCTCCTCCTGCAAAATAACCCAAAGCAGCTCCTGCTACTCCGTAGTTCGCGGCGTCTTTTACTGCTTTATCGGTTTCCTCTTGTGCTATGGATTCCAATTCTGCATCTATGTGTTCTGTCGTTTTGGAATCTGTAAACCATCCTTTATTGGCCCCCGCTTCCTGACCCGCTACACTCGCAAAAGCTGCTCTCATTCCCTTTGAAATTGTTCCTGGGAAAGTGGAGAGTTGTTTGGTCAGTGCTGCTCCTCCAGTATCCCATATGTCAAACAAAACATAGTTGTTGAGAACACCTTGTCCTATGGATTTGGGAAAAAGAAGAACTTGGGATTCTGCTAAAAGTTGGTCCCAAGCTTCCCCTGAAGTGTATTGTCTATAAAGAGCATTGTTGACCATTCCGTTTCCGGCCAATCTTGCTCTCCACCCATGTTCCTCTGTCCCCCTAATGTCTTCTATTCTTATGGGCATGAAATTTCATTCCTCGTAGTTGTGTGGTATAAATATATTTATGTCATGAATTATAAAGGAAAATACAGGGTCAAAAACCCTTTCAAATACAGGGGAGACTTCAATAATTGTGTGTTCCGTTCCCTTTGGGAAAGAAAATTCATGAGGTATTGCGACACGAACAAGAACGTAATTTTTTGGTCATCTGAAGAAGTGGTCATACCCTATATCTCTCCATTGGATGGGAGAAGACACAACTACTTTGTTGATTTTTGGGTTAGAATCAAGAAAAAAAACGGAAAAACTGAAGACTGTTTGATTGAAATAAAACCAAAAAGTCAGACCCAACCACCTGTCTTGGGGGAGGGTAAAATAACTCCAACGAAAAGAAGACAACTTCTGAGATACGCATTGAACAAAAGAAAGTGGCAGGCGGCAAAAGATTTCTGTGAATCTAGGGGATGGAGATTTGTCATCGTAACCGAAAAAGAACTTTTCGGAAAAAGGGATAATTAATGGCAAAAGAAATAATAACTCCTATGGAGGAGATAATCCCGAAAGAGCCTCCAAAAACCAAAAAACCCCTTAAAAAGAAAGAACTGGAAAAGTTATTGGATAAAATGGAAGCTGAAAATGTCGATTACTTGTCGGACAACTCAACCACTTGGATATTCAACGAATTGTCGGATTATAAAACTAGAGCAAAACTATCTCTTTCTTCTGAAATACTGAAAGCGGTCAGATTCCTTCAGTTTTTCAAAGGAAATTTCTACTACTTTGAATACAAGCCTTTGAGAAGAGGGGGTAAGTATTTTGAATACTATGACAGAAGACCTTTTATTTTTTATTTGGGAAAGGATGATACTTTTATCTATGGACTGAATTTGAATTATCTGTATCCAGCTGAAAAGGTAAAGTTTTTGAACTATTGTTTCCAATATGCCAAAGGAAATATATTTGAATCCCAAGAGAGGGAAACTAGGATTTTAGTCAATTACAACAGAATGGAGAATAGAGATGGGGTGTTTTGGCACAAGGTGATATTCAGAAAATATTACATAAATAGAATAAAGTATAAGACGTGGGTTCCGAAAAAATATGCGAAAATATTCGCGTTTTTGGGTAACGAAAATTTCTCCGGATCCATATCAAAAATATACACTAAGGTCTTGCTGGTGTTGCAAGAACTAAGAAGAAAGAGGTTAAGAAAAATATAAAGATGACAATTCCTCAAATATACAACGACTTTTTGGACGCTTTCAGGAACAGGGGGTTTGCTAGGACAAGCACCTTTTACGTTGAGTTGTCCGTGGACACCACAACTAAAAGAATACCCTACAATCCACTAGGAGGCCCACAGAGAATATATCCCACTGTGTTGCCTTTGGAAGAAACAAAAAACATGAGTGTCATGTGCAAATCCGTTTCTTTTCCGAAAAGAACAATAACGACACTAGACTACACCACGAAGCCTGGAAATTCATTCAAGGTTGCTACCAACTATGCCTACGAACAACTTGTTGCAATGTCTTTTTATCTCACGCATGACATGAGGGAGAAGATTTTTATTGAAAATTGGATGAACATGGCCGTTGACCCAACAACCAAAAAAGCAAACTATTACGATGAATATGCGAAAAACAACACGATAACCGTATATTCTCTGCCAAAGAGCATGGCGGGTGGAGTAGCATCAGAAAGAAGTTACATCCCACAGAAAGATGGAAAATTGGGAAAGAGAATTTATTGGAACAAATTTTTCCAATGCTATCCCACGGAAATAGACCAAATGGACATGGGAACAGAAGGTGAAAATCTTTTGACTATGGATGTCACTTTTTCATATAAATACTTTGCTTCTTCGGCAGACGAAGAGTATCCAAAACTAATCGACTCACAGTATGTTGATACTATTAATTAAAGGAGAAATGAATGGCACTACCTAAACTCGGGATTCCTTACTATACTTTAGAACTGATTTCAGGAAAAGTTATTCAGTATAGACCGTTTACGGTGAAGGAAGAAAAGGCTCTCATAATGGCAAACGAGAGCAAAGATAGAGGAGCGATTTCCAACGCTATCAGAAACACTCTTAACGCTTGCATAATGCAGGAAGAGGGAAGTGACCCCATAAACGTCGAAAGTTTTCCGATGTTTGATGTTGAACTTCTGTTCTTGAACATAAGAATGCGTTCGGTTGGTGAATTCAGTGAATTCAATTATACCTGCTCGGAATGTGAAGGAAACCCAATAGTCAAGACCAAATTGGATTTGAGAAACGTGCGTATAGAAAATGCGGAATACGCTAGCACCAAAAATGCCAAGGTGATGTTGACCGAAGAAGTGGGAATAGAAGTCACATATCCCCCGTTCAGGACTTTCTTGGGTAAAAACGGAATCAATGAAAAAAGTGCTAACAACCCCATCGTTGCAATAGACATGATTGGAGATTGCATAACCTCTGTGTATGACAAGAATCAGGTATACACGAAGAAGGACTTCAGTGAGAGAGAAATCAGAGATTTTGTCGATTCCTTGACGCAAGAGCAACTGAAGAAAATCAACGCTTTCTTCGAGAATATGCCAAAATTGGTGTATGACCTTGAGGTCGAGTGTCCGTGTGGGATTGTAGAAAAGAGACAGTTGGAAGGTATTTCCGATTTTTTCTCGTAAGTAACCTCTACATAGACCTAGAGAGTTACTACAGAATAAATTTTCTTCTTGTTCACGACCACCATTTCACGATGGAAGCAATAAACGAGTGGATTCCTTGGGAAAGGGACATCTATCTCATATTGTTGAAAGAGTGGATAAAGGAAGAGCAGGAGAGAATTCAAAAGGAACAGTCAAAATATAAAATGCCTTCTGGTGGTCGCAGAAGATAACCCCACCCCCTCCCATGAGGGGGTTTCTTTATAAATAAAGTAAAGAGCATCTTCCCATCCATCAAAAATCGGGATTCCAATAAATGGCAGAAGAAAGAGATATTGCGGGGGAACAGAGAAGAGCTGAAATCCAAAGAAGATTGGAAGAGCTGAGAATCAGGAGAGCTAGGCAAGAACAACAATCTGCTGAAGCTTCTGCTCGTGCCGCTGAAGCAGCCGCCGAAGCAACCCAAAACGCAGCAGAAGCAAGTCAAAACGCAGCTCGGGAGGCTTGGAGACTAGCTAATGAAGCAACGAAAGCTGCAGCTCGTGAAAGAACAAGACAACTTAGAGAAAGACTAAGAACGAGGAATACTCCGGCGCCGACACCAGGGCCACAAACACCAACTCCGGCACCGGCACCAGGGCCACAAGC